CCTGTATGATCGTCTGGCCTCGCGCTACACCAAGGCTCTGGCCCGTTCTATGGCCCAGACCAAGCAGATCAAAGCTGCTGCTATCCTGAACAATGCGTTCACGGGTGGTGCTTCTGCGATTGGCGACGGTGCAGCACTTTGCTCGAACGCTCACCCATCTCTGTCGGGTAACCAGACCAACATTCTGGCGACCGCAGCGGACCTCAACGAAACTTCGCTTGAGCAGATGCTGATCGACATTGCTGGTCTGACTGACGAGCGCGGTCTGAAGATTGCTGTTCGCGGCATGAAGCTCATCATTCCGAAAGAGCTTCAGTTCATCGCAGAGCGAGTTATCAACTCGAACCTGCGCTCTGGCACCGCAGACAATGATCTGAACGCAATGAAGTCTATGGGTATGCTCCCTGAAGGTGCGGTGGTTAACCACTTCCTCACCGACACCGACGCATTCTTCATCAAGACTGATGCACCTAACGGTTTCAAATACTTCAACCGTTCGCCGATCAAAACGGCAATGGAAGGTGACTTTGACACCGGTAACATGCGCTTCAAGGCCCGTGAGCGTTACTCCTTCGGCGTGTCCGACTGGCGTTGCGTTTTCGGTACTCCCGGCGCAGCGTAAAGTACGGTATAAGGGATTTGGGTCACGACGATCCATCCTCCCTGAAACTGCACTTGAGGGGGCTCGAAAGAGCCCCCTTTCCTTTTTGAAATCTTATGTTATCATTTATACAGGGCGTAACATACTAGCTTTGCAGACAGGTCGTTGCCCTCCTGACGTTGCACAGACTGCGAAGCCAATCCTTGTGCAAGAGGTGACACATGGCAAATACCACTTTCTCCGGTCCCGTGACTTCCGATAACGGTTTCATTGGCGACATTAAAGTTCCCACTTATACCGTAGCAGGCGCTCCTTCCGCTTCTTCAGCGGGTGCAGGCACCGTGATCTATGTATCAAACGGCGCGGCTGGCGCAGCTATTTTGGCTTTCTCTGACGGCACCAACTGGAAGCGTTCCGACACTGGCGGCACCATCGCAGCGGCATAAGGGGGTTGATCTATGAGCAATAGATTCCAAGCGCCCTCTGAAGAGGAACTGGCAGCCCGCGGTCTTGATAAAGACGGCAAACCTATGAAAAAAGAGGAAAAGAAGGCTGCTCCTAAGAAAGCTGCGAAGGAGAAAAGCTAATGGCAAATTCAGACGTAAAAGCCAAACGTCTGACCGGTACGGGCGCGGCCACTGTTGGCCGCGCTCGACTACGTCAGATTCAGGTGCTTACTAGCGCTGGCACGGGTCGTCTAACACTGACCGATGGAAATGGCGGGGCAACAATTGTTGACCTAGATTTCTTGGCGTCAGATTCACACTCTGTGAACATCCCAGATGAAGGTGTTTTGTTTACTAGCGACATTTACGTCGCAACAGCCACCAACATTACGGCGATGACGTTCTTTTACAGTTAGGTGAGGTCAAAATGGCAACGACAAAAGATGTAAAACGTTTGCCATCGGGCCGGTTGAGTTATCGGGGGGAGACCTTTGGAGGATATAACAAACCAAAACGTACTCCCGGTAAAGCAAAGAAAAGCGCTGTTCTCGCTAAGAAAGGCTCTGACGTTAAGCTCGTTCGCTTCGGCGATCCGAACATGGCAATTAAAAAAGATCAGCCGGGACGTCGAAAAAACTTTAGAGCGCGTCACTCGTGCGACACAGCAAAAGACAAGTTCAGTGCCCGTTACTGGTCTTGCAAAGCTTGGTGAGGAAGAAATGCGCGTAGAAGACGTTTTAGCTAAATTAGAGAAACATGAGGCGGAGTGCAATCTTCGCTATAAGCGTGTCGAAGAAAAGCTATCTGAGCAGAAGAAGACTTTGGACGGGTTAGACCTCAAGATTTGGGGTTTAGGTATTCTGATAATCGTAACGCCGATTATTCACAAATTCTTGGGGTAATACATGAAAAAAACTAAGAAACCTTACAAAAAGATTGCTGTGAAGAAGATGAATTGTGGCGGGGCCGTTAAGCATATGAGCTACGGCGGACCGGTCAAAAAGATGAAGTATGGCGGAAAAGCCGGTGGCTGCCGAGTGAGGAACGCATAATGGCTAAACAAGGGCTATACGCAAACATTCACGCTAAACGGAAACGCATTGCTGCGGGTTCTGGTGAAAGAATGCGTAAAGCCGGGTCCAAAGGCGCTCCTACCGACAAAGCATTCAAGCAGTCTGCGAAGACTGCCAAGAAGAGTAGGAAAAAGGCATGACAACATCTGGCAGCAAAGATTTTGAGCTGGACGTCGCCGAGTACGTTGAGGAGGCGTTTGAGCGTTGTGGGCTTGAGGTCCGCACGGGCTACGACCTGAAGACGGCAAAGCGGTCTCTCAACCTATTGTTGGCAGATTGGGCTAACCGCGGGTTAAACCAATGGACGATTAAACAGCGCAGCATCACGATGGTGCAGGGCGATGGCGAATACGACCTTGGCTCCGATGTTATTGACGTTTTGTCGGTTGTTTGCCGCCGAGACGGAACAGATTACTCGTTGGAACGTCTTAGCCGAGACGGTTTTTTGACTATTCCAAACAAAACAACGCCGGGACGGGCAAATCAGTTCTTCTTGGACCGTCAATTGACGCCAAACTTAAAACTTTGGCCTGTTCCGGACAATTCTACGGACGTTATTATCTATGATGCGCTAACGCGGATGGATGATGCGGATATTTATACGAACACAATGGACCTTCCCTTTCGGTTTTACCCCTGTTTAGCCGCGGGACTGGCCTATTACATTGCTTTGAAGAGGGCTCCGAACCGTGTTCAGCTTCTAAAAACAGTGTATGAAGAAGAATTTGAACGCGCAGCGACGGAAGATCGTGATAGGGCGTCCTTCAATGTCGTTCCGAAGTATGAATACTACAGGGTTGGCTAATGGCGAAATTTGCGACTGGTAGAAATTCATGGGCAATATCAGACCGCTCCGGGCAGCGTTACCCATATAAGGTAATGAAGCGCGAGTGGAATGGCTTGCTTGTGGGACCAGACGAATATGAGCCAAAACACCCCCAATTAGGGCCCTTTCGCAAGGTTGTAGACCCAGAAGCTCTGCAAGATGCGCGTCCTGACCGAGTGGAGCCCCTTGATGTGTTTGTCGGGGTGCCTCTTGTTGAAAATCCTAACCTGAAACCGTGCCAAGGCTTCGGTCAGGTTGGCCAAGTGACGGTGACGACATGAGCTTTACATATGGACAACTAAAACAGGCCATTCAGGACTACACAGAGAACGATGAAACGTCCTTTGTGAACAATTTGCCGGTATTTATCCGTCAGGCAGAGGAGCGCATCCTCAAAAACGTCCAATTAAGCCTGTTTCGCAAGAACGTTAGCGGTGCGATGTCGTCGTCTAACCAGTATTTGGCTTGTCCAAGCGACTTTTTGGCCCCTTTTTCGTTAAGTTTTACGGACGGGTCGTCAAATAAGGTGTTTTTGGACTTTAAGGACGCTGATTTTGTGCAATCCTTCAATCCAAACAACGCTACAACCGGAAATCCGCGTTATTACGCGGTTTTTGACGTCGATAACTTCATTCTGGGCCCCACCCCCGACAGTTCCTACGCGGTTGAGCTGCATTACTTCTACCGTCCGGCCAGTTTGACGGCTGGATCAGACAGCGGGACGACGTGGTTGAGCGAAAATGCCGAGATTGCCATGCTTTATGGCAGCTTGATGGAAGCCTACATCTATATGAAGGGTGAGGCCGATATGATGCAACAATACGAAAAACGGTTTGCAGAAGCGATTACGGGCATGAAGATGTTTGGAGAATCGAAAGAAGTGACCGACGAATACCGAACTGGAATGTTAATTAGGCCGAAACAATGAGTTTTCCAGCATTAGACTTGAGCATAAACCCCGATTTCAAGGTGGAAGTACACACCACTAACGGTCGTGGGTTTACCCCGGAGGAGGTCGCAGAGCGCTGCGCTCAAAAAGTGATTTCGATCAGCGACACGGCACCCTCTGCAATACAGGCGCAAGCAAAGGCCTTTCGTAAGCAGCTAGTTAAAGTTTTAGAATTTTACATGCGCGAAGCGATAAAAAGTGATAGAACAACTGTGTACAACGCGTTAGCCGATGCAGGCCACAAGGAGCTTGCTGAATTGATGAGGAGACTGTGACATGGCTTTCTCAGGAAACTACATGTGTACATCCTTCAAGCAAGAACTGCTTTATGGTGTGCATGATTTTGATGCCTCTACGGGGGATACCTTTAACATCGCGTTGTATACCAGCTCGGCGACGCTAAATGCGGCGACGACTGCGTATTCGGCAACGAACGAGACCAGCGGCACTGGCTATTCGGCGGGCGGTCAGGCTTTGACGAACGTCAATCCGACGACGTCTGGCACGACGGCTCTGACCGATTTTGCTGACGAAACCTTCTCGACTGCAACGATTACTGCTCGCGGCGCGTTGATTTATAACACCACTCCAAATACCACCTCAATCTCGGTGAGCAACCCGGCTGTTGTGGTATTGGATTTCGGTGGGGATAAAACCTCCACCGCCGGTGACTTCACCATTGTGTTTCCGACCGCAGACGCAAGTAATGCGATTATTCGGATAGCGTAATGGCTGATGTTATCGTTCCAATCGGCGGCTGGGGCCGCTCTGGTTGGGGCGAAGGCCCGTGGTCCCAGAGCGGTTTTCCGTATCTCACGGGTTCTGTAGGCTCGGTCACGGTCGTTGCTGAAGCAAACGCACCGGTTACGGGTTTACAGGCAAACGGGAATGTTGGTAGCGTAACGGTAGTTGCGGAAGCCAATGTAACCGTAACGGGAGTAGCGGGCACAGGCGCAGTTGGCTCCGCAAGCGTAGAAGCCGATGCGGATGTTCCGGTTACAGGCTTGGAAGCGACGGGTTCTGTTGGATCAGTCACGGTCGTAGCAAAAGCAAATGTCTATCCGATAGGCATCGCGGTTACCGCTCAAGTCGGCCAAGCTTCGGTAGATGGGGAAGCGAACGTTCCTGTTACGGGCCTTGCGGCCACAGGTAACGTTGGCTCTGTTTCCGTATCTGCTTCCCTGAATATTAACGTTAGCGGCGTTGCCGCAAACGGAAGAGTTGGTAGTGTTAGCATTAATGCTCATGCTACTGTGAATGTAACAGGCGTAAGTGCGACAACCGTTGTAGGTGATGTACTTGTATATGGCCGGATTGTTCCAAACCAAAATCCGGGGTATAGTAGTATGGCACCAAATCAAAATCCGGGGTATAGTAGTGTGGCACCAAACCAAAATCCGGGGTATAGTAGTACGACACCAAGTCAAAGCCCAACGTGGTCAGAAGAGTCGCCAGCACAGAATGCCGATTGGACGCGAATAGCGGCGTAAAGGATTAAAAAGATGCCAAGCACCTATACAGTTAACCTCGGTATCGAGAAACCAGCCACCGGTGAACAGTCGGGTACTTGGGGTGATACCACAAACGTCAACTTTGACATCATTGACCAAGCTATCAACGGTGTCTTGTCTTTAACCCTTGCATCGGCAGGCACTTCTGGGTCGCCTAATGCGCTGACTATCGACAACGGTGCTACCTCTGATGGTCGCAACAAGTGGATCGAATTTGTCGACGGTGGCGATCTCGGCGCTAACGCATATGTCCAGCTCGGTCCAAATGACGCTGAAAAGATTGTTTTCTTCCGAAACAGCCTGTCCGGCAGCCGCTCTGTTTTTGTTTTCCAAGGCACATATAACGCGGCAAACGACTTTGAAATCCCTGCCGGTTACGACGTTGTTCTGAAATTTGATGG